ATCTTGGCCAGGATGCTGTCCTCGTTCGTCTCGATCTTGACGAACTTCGTGCCGCTGCCGACCAGTTTCTTCGCTACGGCAAGTTCCCCTTCCAGCACCAGACGATGACCTTTGATCAGGTCGATCTGCGCTTCGAGGATGAATTTCTTGAATACGTTCATGTGCGTCTCCTATGCTGTTTCAGGTTCAAAGTTATCTTCGGTAGGCTCAAACCATGTGCGCTGAAGATCGCCCAGGGCTTCAGCGAAAGTGTGCGCGAGAGCGTCGCCCTCGTCCGGCGAGGCCAGGCCGCGCCGCTTCATGTCTTTCTTGCGCTCCATACGGATGCGCTCCTTGTCGTCGAAATCAAACTCGATCCCGATCAGCGCCGCGCGCAATCCCGCGTCGTCCGGCAAGTCCGCGCCGATCAGCCAGTCGCGCATCCTGCCCCACATCTCGGCCCGCTTGTTGTAGTACAACTCGTCGTCGTAGGCAGTCTCGCCCGCGTTGACTTCCACAACCTCGTAGCCCAGCATCCGCAACCGATCAACGACGCCAGCACCCACGCCGACGCCATCGACGAACGTCACGGGTATCCGAAACTCCTTGATCACCGTGACCACTTCCCGCGCAACCTGCATCGTGTCGAGTTCGCGAAACTTCAAAACCTTCAGCACTTTGCGGCCTTGGCGCACGACCAGAACGGTCTGGTCGTCGCCATAACGCGCCACATCGACGCCCAGCACCGGAGGCAGCATACAGCGCGCCTCATAAGGCAGATCGTGCAGAATCGCCCGGTCCACCACCTCAGTCGAGATGAACTGAAACGATCCCAACCGCGGAAAGACTCCCCGGATGCGGACGCGAACGAAGTCGCTGTCCTCTCCATAAGCCTCGACCTGTTCTGCGAGTTCGGACTTATTGGTCATCTTGCAACTGCGCGAATCGATCTGCCGCGTGCGCCACCGCTTCTTATCCCGCTCGAAGCAGTCTCGGAACCGCCCAGTATTCTTCGTGGGGTTGCCGAAGGCCAGCCAGATCGAACGCGGATCGGTCATCGCACCCTCGGTCACTTCCCATATCTTGTCGGGAATCGCCGAGGCTTCGTCGTATATGATCAGCTTGTAAAAGCCGTGCAAACCAGCGAAGGCTTCAGAATTATGCTCTGAATTTGGGATGGCGGACACGTACCACGTCTCAGGATGCTTAACGTGCCAGAATTTCGTGGCCGACCACTTGAACCAGTGCTGGTTGATTGCCCGCTTCCACCACAGCGCCAGTTCGCGCCAAGTCTTTGTATTCAATTGCGTCATGGTATTGGCCGTGACCACTCCGGTCAGTTGCGGCCTGGTGGACATGGCCCACAGGATGACGAACGCCACCTCGGCCGACTTGCCGATACCGTGGCCCGAGGCGGTCGCGTCGCGGATCGTCGCGTCAGGGTCAGCCACCAGGTCCGCCGCAATGCTCTCAAGCTGGGCGGTCTGCCACGCGTCCGGGCCGTCGTGGTCCTTCAATTCGCCAGTTCCCCACGGGAACGCGTACCGGACGAACCCCACCGGGTCGTCATAAAACTCAGCAATATCATCGGTTAACGCCGCCTCGAACTCGTCCTCGGACATCTCCTGCGGCGTGCGCCCTTTCTGCAGTTGCAACGTCATCGCAGGAACTCAGGAATCGCGTCAGCGGCCTCGACCACGGCGGCGTGACTGATGGTGCGACGCGGCGGCGGCGCGGCCGAAGCCGCCTCGACCACCTCAGCAGGCGCGGCGTCCACCGTCACCGGAGCGCGGTCGCGCCGGGCGCGCGCCTCCTGCAGCCTCTCAGCGTGGTTGACGGTCACGTTTACGTTGACCGGCTGGTTGCCGTTCTTGCCGAATACCTTGCTGAACCAAGACGACATGTGGAACTTGCGCGCGTCAATCCGCACCTCGGCGCGCTTTACCGCCGCGTTGTTGCCCCGACCGTCCAACTGCACGTCGTCTGACATGTCGTCGGCAATCGCCGTGGTTTCCTCGGCGATACTTAAAGCCTTGATTTTCATGGCTTCTTCGTAGGCCGAGTAGATAAACGGGTCGCGGATGACCAGCGTGTGCAACTGTCTCGGAAGCCGGTCAAACGCCGCGCAGGCGTCCTCCACGCTCTTGCCGGCGGCGATCTCACCCAGCACGCCGTCCAGGGTGTCGTCATCCCACAGTGAGCGCAGGTAGGCCGTCTTGGCTTCTTCGTACTGCGTCTTGTGAATCTTGCTGGTCCGGATCAGCCCGTGGAAAATCGGTCGGGTCAGCTTCGAGGCGGCCAAGGCGTCGCGGATAGTTTCGCCCATCTCGATACGCCCAACGAAGTCCACCCAGCGACCTTCGATCACCGAAAGCGCCTGCTCTGACGTGGAAATCTTGGTCACAGTCCGGGTCCGCCGCCACTGCTGGTCGCTCCCTGCACTTCGCCGGCCGCGGGGTTCTCATAGGGCCGCTTGATGAACGTCCGGCCGCGCGAGAACTGATAGATCGGGTACGGCCTGACCGGACCGTCAACCTCATACGACAGTGCCTGCATGTTGATCGTGCGCGTTGTCGGCGGCGCTGTCGGCAGGTTGGTGCGCTGGATCGCCGTGACCTTGAACGCGCCTTGTGCGCTGGAGATCGACAGGCCGCCCATCGTGACGCCGCTGCCGGGCGACATCGAACCTTGAGCAAAGGTTGCGACCAGATGCTGGAGAATCAGTGCGGTCGCGAGCGTGCCCTGCGCGCTGGTGATCTGCAGGCCGGTCAACGGAACGCTGATTGTCAGCGCGAGTGATCCTTGCGCCAGCGTCGCGTTCTCCTGCGACATCGCGATCGCCGCAGTTTTCGTGAACGATCCCTGCGCGGACGTGATGCCCTGGCCGGTCAACGCGACACCGGGCGGCAAGAACGTCGCGATAATCGCTGTGTTGTTGCCGCTGGTCGGCCATGTGACGCTCGCGTTATACGCGCCGGTAGACGTAGTTGTAGCGTCCCACGCCAGCAACTTGTAGGAATTGCTTGCCGAAGCGTACTGCCTGATGGTCGCGGTGCCAGATCCCGTACCGAACGAGTTCGCCGTAGCCGCCGTGGTGTTCGTGTTCGAGTTGGTTGAAATGGCAAACAGCAATTCGGTGCTGTTGGTTGTCGTGCCGGTGGCACCTGAAGTAGTTGTCGTCACGCCGTTAGCTTGAGCACTGGCATATTTGTCGAGCGGGGCCGATGTGGCAAGTCCGGAATACTCAGCGATAAGCATATAAAGGCTAGACGCGGTGCCGTTCTGAGAGGCAGTGACGGTGTTCGCACCTGCAGCACTGTTGGGCGCATATCCCATGCCGGCTTCGTGGCCGTCCGTCGTCTGCCCCTGAGTCGTAACGGCGGACCACGAATTTGATTTGGTGTCGCTGTATGTGATTGTGGCTGCGGTGTTGCCACCGATGCGCACGCCGCAAAGCAGAAGATTTCCCGATCCGTTATTGCTGGAGTAGGCACACGTCAGCGACGTGACGCTAGTTCCTGCTGTTGCCTCGGCGGATTGGACAAAAGCAATCGTCACTTCAGAAATTCCGGTACATCAACGATGTGCTGTGGCGGGTCCGACGGCATGTCCTGATCGACCACGATCCTGACCGCAGTCCGTATCGGTGCTATCACGTCCAGCACGACAGCGAACGTCGCTTTGTCGTTTGTCAGGCGCACTCGCCGTTCATGCGGATTCTCGGGATTGTTTGTACTGACGCAGCCAAGGCTTATCTGAAAAAACACGTCGTCCGTGGGTTGCTTGGTGTCCTCGTCGATTGCCGGGGTGCCGTCAATCAACGCCCATGATTCGCGTGGAGCGTCGCCGTCATGGCTGGTATGCAGTGCCAGCTTGACAAGGTAGGGTTTGACGATCGGCCAGTTCACCTGTTTGAGATGGCACCGGAATATGTTCTGGTTAGCCGGGACCGCGAATGGGCCAAACGTGTGCTTGCCCACATCCAGCGTCTGCTCGGGACCGTTGAGCAGTTCGATCATGTTTTCTCCTGGCCGGCCAACTGCCGGCTTGCCTACGAAAGCTGGAGCAAGGCCGTCCCACTCGCGTTCGCGGGCATGGTCAGCGTGAAGGTTCCGCTGGAGACGGTCTGCGAGCCGAACTGGTAGACGGCGACAGCCTTGTTGGAATTCGTGCTGTTGTACAGCAGCAGCGTGTCGAACGCCGTTGCCGAGAAGGATGTCCATGATAGGTTGGCCGATGGCGTCCAGTAAGCCACGGTGCCACTGGAAGTGGGCGCGGTGGCGTTCGTGATCGTCTGACCGCCAGCGGTGTATCCCGCACCGGATACTTCGGAAGTCGTGGAGTACGCCGTGGTGGCAGCGCCGAGGCTGCCGGTGGCGTAATACAGAGCGCCCTTGAACGTGTCAGCGCCTGTGCCGGCGCGTGTGACGGTCGTGCCGAAGCAATGATATGCGTTCAGCAGATCCACTTTGAAACTGGTACAAACCGCTGAAGTGTTCACATTGCGCTCCTATTTTCCCAGCCTTGTTTGGCTGCCCTTGATCGAACGTCGGACGGAATCACTCGCGTCCTGCAGGTTGCGGCAGCGGCGGCCCGCTGCGTGTCTCGATTTATCGCAGCGCGAGCCTTTCGCAACGCCGCGCGGTTTTTCTCCTGGTATGCCGGATCAGCGTGACGCTGTTTGGCATTCTGCGAGTTAGCCGCGTTCTGTTCGGGCGTGCGCTTCTTGCCGGTGTTTGCCATCCGAATGCGTTCGACCGTTTCGCGTGGGACGCGCTTGCCGACAGTAAACTGTCCGCCGTTTGTCTGATTGTAGGCCGGCCGGCGATCTAGAATGATCTCGCGCTCAAGCGCGCGGGCGTCCTGCACAGACAGGCAAGACGCCACCGGCCGGATGTCGAAGTTGTCCGCGCCGAACTGCGCCATCGCGCGCTGAAAGCGC